CTTTGTAAAGTAGAATCCCCATCTAATGTGTCAAAAACTGTTTTCTGTAAAGCAAGACTGTGATCACTCATTTTACTAACCTCTTGATAGTTTGGACAACTTTATTGAATACAGCTTGTTGTATTTTTGGTCTACTTCTTTCTGTTGCTGGAAACAGAAATGGTCTTGGTAACATTTTACTTGTACCAAATTCAAGAAACTTTGAATAGTTTGCTCCACTCTCTACTGCTACTTCATCAGGATTTTTAGGTTCAGGAGCTGCAGGAGGTGCAAGCGCAACTGCACAAAAAGCTTTAGCTGAAGAAATAGCAAAAGATCAAGCAAGAAGGGCTGCAAAAGGAAATTTATTAGATGTATTTTTTAGAAAAAGTCCAGGCGGTGATATAGACCCACTTAAATTAGCATTGACGACTGCAGGTGGTGCATTTGTATCAGGTGCATTTAATCAAGCACCTCAAGATATTTATATGCCAGGATATAATATGAGTTATCTTGAACTTGCTAAACAAAGAGGTAATTTTAGATATATAGATCCAGAAACTGGAGAGGAAAAAGAATACGATTCAGTTTATAAACCAGAGGTACAAGGTTTAAGTGATAGACGAGTTGGTCCATACTCAATGGATGTGCAAAGACTTAACACAGGTGGACTTGCATCAATAAGAAAATTTAACGAAGGTGGTATAAATTATTTGCCTTCAAAAGTTTCACATGACGAAAACGATTCAAATAACTATGTAAGAGCAAGTGGTTATGTGGAAGACGGATCAGGAGCAGGAGATAAAGACGAAGATACGATGTTAGCTCAATTAGCAGACGGAGAGTTTGTAACAAGAGCAGATGGTGTATTAGGCGCAGGTATCATAGCTGGAGGTAATCCAAATAGCATTAGAGATATGAGAGAAAAAGGTGCCCAATACTTTTATGAACAACAAAGAAGATACAAACGTGTATTTGATTTATTAAAAGGAAGTAATGGCAACGCTAAACAAAAAGAAAATTAAACCCTTAGTAAGTGTTTTACCCATAGAGCCTAAAGACATAGAGAGGTTTTGGCCACTCTGTGAATTCATGGTAGCTGAGGCTCTAGCCTTTTCTGGTAAATATGCAGATCCAGAATTTATTTTTAGAGAGTTAAAAAAAGATGTAATGCAATGTTGGATAATGTTTGGTTCAGATGAAACAGAAGAGAATAAAGTATTTGGAGTTTGCATTGGACGTATTGCAGAATTACCAAATTATAGACAATACGAAATAGTTATCTGTACAGGGAAGAGAAGAGAGTTTTGGGAAACACAACTTGTAAACCAAATAACAGAATTTGCTAAACACAACACATGTAAAAGATTAAGTATAATGGCAAGACCTGGTTGGGAAAGAGTATCTAAACAATGGGGTTGGAAGAAAAAGCATGTACAACTAGAGAAGTGGTTATAATATGAGTTTTTTTGGAGGAGGAAGAGGTTCAGCACCAAGCACGCCATCGACACAAACATCGATAGTAAGAGAAGCACCTGGAATAGAAGAACGAAAAATAGAGTTGATGGACATTGCGAGACAAGTTGCGCAAGATCCAATAAACTTACCTGATATACAAGTAGCCCCTTTCTCTGGTCTTGAACAACAAGGTTTGACCGCTGCAGGAACAACTGGGGTCGGTGTTCCAACCACCACAGCTGGTATTGGATCAATTTTAGCTGCGCAACAAGCTGCAGGTGCAGGTCCAAACATCCAACAATTTTTTAATCCTTATCAGGATTTTGTTACCGATGAAATTTTAAGACAAGGTGCAGGAATGCAAAATCAAATAGCTGCTCAAGCCGTGCGTTCAGGAGCTTTTGGTGGTGGTAGAGAAGGAGTTCAACAAGCAGAACTACAAAACAGAATTTTAGATGCAGTTGGTAGATCAAGACAAGCAGGTTTTGGAACTGCACTTGGTGCAGCACAAAGACAACAAGCACAAGAAATAGCTACAGATTTATCTGCGGCTCAACAATTAGGTGGTTTTGGTAGACAACAACAACAAATGGCTCAAGCAGATATTAATCAATTAATGGGTGCAGGGGGCGTGCAAAGACAATTAGCTCAAACAGCGTTAGATGCGCAAAGACAATCAACATTACAACAACAATTCGAGCCGTTCCAAAGAGCTGAATTTTTAAAAAATCTTTATGCAGCTGGTCCAACTACACAATCAGGCATTACGATGGGAACTGCTCCCTCAACAAGTCCATTAGCTCAATCTATTGGCACAGGAATAGGAGCATTCGCAGCGTATCAAGGCACTAAAGGAGCATAGATGTCAATTAATAAAATTTTAAATCGACCTATGTTCAGAGAGACTGCTCTGAAAAAAGGACATCTTAAACCAGTGCATGCTAGGATTGGTTTATTGGTAGGAGCACCAACAAGAAATATACAGGCTACAAGAAATATGTTACCTGCTATAAATCAACAAGGTTTTTATGGCAGAAATATAAGACCTCTGTTTCAAAGAGCAGGCCAAGATATTAAAGGTTTTACTAGAAGACCTGGACAATTTTTTACAACACAATCATTAAGAAAAACTCCTGGTATAGCAACAGCCCGGTTATTAGGTATTGAAGGTTTAATTAGGCCGATAAGCGCAGTTACTTCAAAGCTTGGTATGGAGGAAGGCACAACAAAAGACATTGTAGATTTTGGTCTCGCTGGTTTAGCTGGTTTTACACCGATAGGAAGAGCTGCAGGTTTAGCTTTAACAGGTGCTAATGTTATTTTAGGGGCTAAAGATTATGCTTCAGGACAAGAAATTGGTACCTCTGCAGACGCTGTGTTTAAACCTGATCTAGGGGAATCTTTAAACTTATTCACACCAATAGATAGCACAAAAAGAAAAGGTAGAAAAAGAGATCCAAAACGTATTGAAATGATGAAAGAACAAATTGCAGAAAATAGACAGAGATTAATAGATAGAGGTCAAACTAATTTACTTTCTGAAAATAGACCTAAAGGCAGAAGAGCTAATGTATTAAGAAGAATGGAACTATTAAAACAAAAAAAAGCAGCTGAAGTTGATGTGGCAACTGAACCACAAAACACAACAAAGGTCGGTGATAAAGAAGTTATTGACACTGCAAAAATTGCAGAAAATGCGTTACCTCCTCAATTAGGTGACAGGGGTTTAAGTATGGACGACATGTCAGGTGTACAAACAACACCTCCTGGAGATCAAAAGCCTAAAGGAGATATTAAAACAGATGCTTTTGGGTTTCCTAAAAAAAATTTAACTCAAGGTCAAAAGGATGTAGCAACAGATAAATCGAATAAAGATACTGTTACTGCTCAATCACCAGTATTGCAAGCTCTTGAAGATGCAAAAGTATTGGCAGCAGAAATGAGAAAAGGTAGAGCATCACAAGCTCAATTAACTTTTTTAGCTAATCTAGCTTCTGGTTTACTAACAGGCACTACAACAAAAGCAGGTGTGGGAGGTGCGTTAGAGGTTTTCGGTAAAGCATTAGGGCCAGCCGTAAATAATATGATTATGGTCAAAATGAAAGAAGATGAATTAGATCAAAATCTTTTAGGTAGAGCTTTAGAATTTCAAGCAGACTTTTTAAAAGCCCAAAATGATGCATTTGAAATGCCACAAACTGAATCTGTGGGTGTAATACAAATACCTAATGCAAATGGTAGAATTGTAAACGTACCTGGAAGAATTTTAAAAGATGGAACTAAACAAAGAGCTACAGGAGAAAAAGACGCAAACAATTTAAATGTTTATGTAACAGTAGATCCATCTTTAAACTTTATTCCTAACAAAGATCAGAACAAAGAGACACTAGAAATAGCTGGAGATCTAGCAGGAAAATACGCTGCATTAAATTTAATTAATAGAAGTTTGGGTATTATTACAGCTGAAGATGCAACAGCTGATGCAGGGGTAATTGGTGCTATTGGATTATATGGTGGTCGTTTAACAGAAGCTTTAGGAGATGTATTTAAATTTACTAAACCTTCAGGAAACACCAAATCAGAACTAAAACAATCTGGAAAAGTAATATTTGATATTGAACGAGAAAAAGCTGCTATGAGATTAGTTAATGGTGGTGAATTTGAAGATAAAAAATCAGCATTAAAAGCTTTAGATAGTAGTCTAGGTTCCTTTGAAAAAAATTACAGAAGCGCATTAGCTGATGCTAAGGACAGGTTGAAAGGTGGAGGTAAACTTGATTATGAAAGATTAGCTATTAACGAAACGGTTCTTGTTTATAAACTTGCAAACTCTTTAAAATCAAAAGATAGATTAACACAAAAAGATATTGAGATGGCTAAAAACCTTGTAAAAGTCTTCCCACTATTAAGAGGTGAAGAAAATGTGATAGCTTCTTTAACTGCAACTGCAGAAACTATTTTAGATGACATAAGACAACAAGAGAGATTATATGAAAGAGCAGGAGGTTCGTCACAATATTTATTGAATGAAAGAAGAGCTTACGGATTAACAACTTCTGATACTTTAAATACAATGACTGATTTAGAAAGTCAAAAATTAGAAAAATTTAAACAACAAATTCCAAATTTAACTGAGGAACAATTACAACTAATATTTCCTCCAGAATTATTCGATAGGTAATTATGAGCACATTAGATAAATTACAAGAAGCTTTGGATAATAAAACTCTTAATACTGATAGATTAACCAATGAACAAAAAATAATTATTGATGAGCTTATAAGACAAAAAAAATTAAAAGGTCCAACCACTGGACAATTATCTGAATTACGTGGTGCTGCAAGAAGAAAAGCAGCAAGAGATAAAGAATTTTTACAAGATCCTTTACGAGCAGCAACAGGTGTAGGCCAACCAACTTATGAATTAGCAGGTGATGTAACAGGTTCAATATTTCCTTATGTATATAATAGAAAAAAAATTTTTAGAGCAGCAAAAGATGGAAATTTATTTGGTAAAGGGCCAGGTTACTTTGCACAACAAGCAGCAAAGATAGCCGATAGATTGCCAGGAAGGTTTAAATTATTTGGCGGTGCTATTAGAGGTATTGGAAAATTAGTAGATCCTTTATCAAGAGCTTATAGAGGACCATTGTTACAAACTGAAGTACAATCGATCCTTGGTGGAACTATCGGTGCAGGTGCAGGAGCTTTAACATATGATGTTTTAAATGAACAAGCAGGAGTAGAAGTGGCTGCTGCATTAGCAGATGACTTATCAGAGATACCAGAGGGAGAAGTCAATAGAGATCCTCTAGTAAACGCAGGTGTTGCAATGAAGAATGCAATGATGTGGAATACAGGAGCATCTTTACTTTCACCTTTTGTATTTGGTCCTTTTGGTAGATTAATTAAAAACGCTTTTGGTACGGTAGGACCAAAACAAAAAGAATTAGCACAATTTGCTAGAGATAAAGGTTTGCCCTTACCGATTTTATCAGCACTAAAAGAAGGACAAGGACCTTTAGCAGGATTAGGTAGAAACTATTTTAGATTTATGGGGGTATTTCCGTTAGTATCGCCAATAGGAAAACTTGCAAAATCAGAAGCAGAGATTGCTGGAGGTAAAAGATACTTATCAGATCTACAGGCATACTCTCCTTTATTAAAAGTAAGCGCAGTAAATGCTGCAATAAGACAACAAGCAGAAAAAGTTTTTATTGAAAATGTAGATCTATATAATAGTGCGTACAAAACATTTGATAATTTAGTAACGACATCAGGCAACCCCAGAATAATAAAATTAGAAAAAACACAAAAAGCTGCCAGAGAATTTTTACAAGAAAACGTAGAACAATTTCCTGAATTTGAACAATACATACAAGGTTTTAGAGATTTAAAACCAGAAGAAATAGAAAAGGTTTTAACCATGCAAGGTGATCCAATAAATTTATTTATGAAATCTATGATAGCGATACGAGATGGTTTAATTACACCAAAACAATATAAAGGTGTAATGACAATGTTAAATAATGCTATTGAGGGTACCAGATATTCAACATTAAAAAATAACATGTTCATAATGAGAGAAGCGTTAGAAACTGATTTTGCAAAATTTGGAGAAGATCTCTACAACCCAGCAAAATATTTGGAGGATGAAGGTATTAAGGCTACATATGACACCATAGCTGCAAATAATGGTAAAGATTTAGCAGATCAATATATACAAACAAATATTAGAGCAGCGGAACTATTAAAAGGACAACTGCTAAAAGCAAATAAAATATTTGCAGATGTTCAAGGTTTTTATCAACTATCTCCTCTTGTAAAGAGCATAAGAAAGTTTGATAGAAATGTATTTACAGCAAAAAGTTTAGAGGGTTTTCAAGGTGCTGGCACACAATACAGAGATCAATTATTTAAAGATATAGGTCGTGAGGTGTTCGAAAATGACTCAGTTGATGCTTTAGTTCAATTTAAAAAATTAATAGGTGCCGAAGCATCGAGAGAAATAGGGGCAAAAGCAACGAAGGGTGGTCAAGATTTATTTAAGGCTGTTACTGCAAAATATGCATTTAACAAATTTTTAAGAGCTTTTAGTAGTCCTTCTGATGCAGGTGCTAAATCTGTGTGGAACTTTATTGATGAGGACTCTTCTATAAACGCTGGGGCATCCTATCTTACAGACACTTTAAAAGTTTTGACAAGAGACCAAAAAAGAAATTTAAAAGATTTTAGTATTGAGAGTGTAAAAAGAAATAACGGAATATTTGATACTACTGAATTAAAATTTGGTGCTGATGACTTTGCAGAATTTAACGCTGATAAATTTATGAAATCATTTGGAATACAAAACTCCTTTGATGAGGGTGGTAGAAGAAAGATACAATATATGCTCGGTAATAAAGGTGCAGAAGAATTTTATAACTTTGCATCTTACATGAAAGCAATTGGTGAAACAAAACTATCTGATCCATCTCAATTCTTAGCAAGAAGACTTACACTAGGTGGTGGTATTGCAGGAGGTTTAATATTTGGTGGTCCTGGTGGAACTTTAATTGGTGCTGCAGCTTTACTTTTATTATCGAGAAGAGCAGGACAAATTCTTTCAGATCCAGTTGCAATTAGAGCTATGAATGATGCTCTTTTACCTGAAGAGACATTAAAATTATTAAGAGGTGAAAAAATTGGTACAGGAACAGTCAAAGCTACTTTCTTACCTGGTAGAGATTATTATTCAGGCAGAAGTATTCAAACAATCGTTGATGCATTAAAAGTAAATGGCATATTAGGAAAAACAAAAGCAGTAACAGCATCAGCTATGAAACTTGGTTTAACAAGAAAAAGAGATGCTTTAGCACGATTAATAAATTATTTAGGTGAAGAGGACAAAGATATTCCTAGAGTAGATCCTGATACGATAAGCGAAGCAGAAATTATTGAACAACTAAGTCAACTACCAATGTCTATACCAGAACCGTTGTTTGAAAAAAATATTCCAAGTAAAGTAGAAGAAGTAATGTTTGCTAATGATTTTAGTGAATCTTCTGGAGACGCACAAGAGGACAACAATAATGTCGGAATGATAAATAGATCGCTTGCCAATAATCTAGTGATTGAAGAAGAAGAAGAGGAGAGAGACAGACAAGAATTTACTTCAATACTTGGTGATATAGAATTTCAAAACCCAGTTGCTCCAACTCCACCGAACACCGGACAAGTGACATCACAACAAGTAGCAGATTTATTTCCTAACGATCCAACAACAATAGCAGCTGCGAGAAGAAGGGAGACTGGTAATGTCTAAAGTAAGCGCATTACAAAAAATCGAATCACACGAAAAATTGTGTCGGATTATGCAAAAACAGACACAAGAGGACATTAAATCTTTAAAACAAGACATAGCTAGAATAGAAAAAATAATGTTGACATCAGCGGGCGTATTAATTACTGGTATGGCAGGAGTTATATTAGTATTAATTACAAAAGTCTGGTGAAATTAGTCATAAACAAAAAATACCCTTATAAACACTATAATAGATTTTCAGACACAACTGGTCGAAAGTATCTTGTAGACAATGTAAAAGTTCCATCAGTAACTACAATTTTAAGTGCCACAAAAGATATGAGGCAGTTAAATAATTGGCGTAGGAGAGTTGGAGAAAAAGAAGCTGATAGAATTATGAATCAAGCCTCAACAATAGGAACAGAAATGCACCAAGTCTTAGAATATTATCTCACAGGTCAAGGTTATTATAATGATCAAGACGAGGGCAAAAAGCCAAGAATGATGGCTAAAACTATACTTGATAATATAAAATTAAATGAGGTTTGGGGCAACGAAATTAGCCTTGAATATAAAAATCAATTCGCAGGAACATGTGATTTAACTGCGATTGCTTATGGAAAACCTAGTATAATCGATTGGAAACAATCTAATAAACTTAAAAAAGAAGAATATGTCGAAGACTATAAGCATCAGTTAGGTGCGTATTATTTAGCCCATACAGCCAATTACGGGCCCATAGAACAGGGTGTGATATCAATTTGTACCCGAGACCTCCAATATCAAGAATTTAGGCTCTCAGAGGCAGATTTGATCGAGTATGGTGATAAATTTTTAGAAAGGTTAGAAAAATACAAAAAGTTACAACAACCAGGATCTTAAGTCCTCTTCTCCAAGAGTTTTTGCAGCTATTTGGCCTTTGTTAATTAAAGATTTCATAATAGCCTCATCTAAAGTATTTTTAGCCACAATATCAACATAAACTACAGTCCCCTTTTGCCCCATTCTATGCGCACGATCTTCTGACTGCATTCTAACCTCAAGGTTGTAATTATTACTATAATAAACCACGGTATTACACGCTGTCAAAGTTAGTCCAAACCCTCCTGTGGTTGGATTACCTACAAAAAATCTTACATTAGAATCATTCTGAAAAGACTCAACGGCTTTTTTTCTGTCTTTTACATCGACTTCTCCAAAAATGCTTACAACAGAATCTTCACCATACTTAACTTTTAAGGAGTGAATTATCTCATGTATATTCCAAAGATAGTTAGCCCAGATAATAATTTTACCATCAGATTCTTCAATAATTTCATGTAAAGCTTTTATTTTTTGATCGTGTAATGGGAGCATTCTTCCATCATCGTCTTTTGTAAATCCATTACATACTTGGTGAAGTTTGATAATTTCTGTTAATTTGTTTGAAAATGATATTGTGCTATCTTCAACTATAGCAAGCGCACTCGTGCGTAGTCGATCATAAATTTTTTTGCTTTCACCCTCAAGTTCAATATATCTTTTTGATCTTACTTTTGGTTTTAAATCTAAACATTGATCTTTTCGTATTCTAGTTGCAAATTGTTTTAATCTTTCCTCTAACTCCTCCAGTCTTTTATAGTATTTAGGGACTGATATGAATCTACCAGAACCCACAGGTATATCCGTCATTTCAGCGTATCTATTTCTAAAAGCTAAATAACTACTAAACCCTAAAAGTTCTGGACTTAAAAATTGACATTGTGTAAACAAATCTAATGGAGATTTTGTTATTGGGGATCCTGTTAGTATACGCCTTATATGGGTTAGTTTTCTTAGTCCTAAAATATTTTTTGTTCTTTTTGCTGATTTGTTTTTTATTGTGGTTGATTCATCCAATACTACAAAATTTAATTTATTTCTTGTAAGATAATCTACACATGCCTCAAAACCTCTTTTAGTTGATAAAGCCTCAACGTTTATTAGAAAGATTCTAAGGTGTTGAAACTCATTTAATTTGTAATAATCTTTAGGTTTATCAATGTTCCATTTAAATATACTTTTTTTTAAAACATCTGGCATATGTGTATCAATCTCTGTTTCCCATATTGTATAAACTGATTTTGGTGCAATTATCAAAGCAGCTGTTATTTTTCTTTGAAAAAACAAATAAGACATATTATCTATTGTTACCTTTGTTTTGCCTGTACCCATTTCCATAAAATATGCCCATTGCACTTTTTCAGCTGATTCGTTTAAAGCGTTTCTTTGATGTTCGTAGGGTTTAGTTTTGTAAGGATATTTCCACATCTGAAAAAATATATAATTTTTTTATTGCAAAGATCAAGAAGATAATTTACAGACAGCTAGGAGGAAAATATGGATATAGAAAAAATGTCATCCATTGACATTAGTCAAGAAAATATAAAATCAATTACTGACAAATGTCACCAACTACAAGAACTCCAAAAACAATATAAAGATAAGGAAGAAGAACTCTCAAAAATCAAATTAAAAGTTCGAGATTTTGAAGAGCGTATAATACCAGAGATGATGCAAGAAGCTGGCGTGTCTAAAATTAAATTAAAAGATGGCACTGAGGTTGAAGTAAAACCTTTTTATGCAGCTAAAATTCCTGAGTCTAGAGTTGACGAAGCTTTTGGTTATTTAAGAAGTAACGGGTTTGAAGATTTAATTAAGAATACTGTTACTGCCAACTTTAACCGAGGCCAAGACAATCAAGTGTCGGAGCTTATAAAAGTTTGTGAGGAAAATGGTTTTGCCTATTCTAAAAAACAGAAGGTTGAGCCAATGACTTTAAAAGCTTTTGTAAGAGAACAAATTGAAGAGGGTAAAAAAATACCTTTTGATTTGTTTGGCGTTTATATTGCAAATAAAACTAAAATAACAAACAAATAACGGAGAACAAATGAAAATAAAAAACGGACAAAATGAAGTTGCAGTTAAAAAAGAGGCAGGAGCAGTTGCCAATTTTAACATTGAGCAATTTGCTGATGAGGGTTTTGAGAATGTTGATTCAAAAAGTTTAGCATTACCATTCCTCAAAGTGTTGGGACAACTATCACCGCAAGTTACACAAGGTGATAGTAATTTCATACCTGAAGCAAGAGCAGGTATGATTTACAATACAGTTACAGATGAACTCTATGACGGACATAAAGGTATTACAGTCATACCTTGTTTTTATAAATTAGAGTACATTGAATGGAGAGATAGAGATAAAGGTGCTGTCGCTCCCGTAAATGTTTACCCAAGTGACTCTGATATCATGAGTAAAACAACTCGTGGTGATGATGGTAAAGATAGACTTGAGAACGGCAATTACATTGAGGAGACAGCTTCTCATTACGTGATGGTTGTTGAGTCTAATAAAACATCTACAGCGTTAATTACTATGAAATCGACTCAAAGAAAGAAGTCAAAGAAATGGAATTCAATGATGATGTCTTTGAGGCAGCAAAGAAAAAATGGTAAAGGTTTTTTTAAACCAGCACCATTTACTCAGCAATATAGTATGAGCACTGTGCTTGAAAAAAATAACCTTGGATCGTGGTTTGGTTGGGAGATATCTCACATAGGACCAGTTCAATCTGAGGAGATTATGAAATCAGCTTTTGAGTTTTATGAAAGTTGTAAAAAAGGATCCGTGAAAGTGAATCACGGAAAAGAAGAACAGGTAGCTAAAACTCCATTCTAATATGGACCTACTTGACAAAACCCTGGAGGAGTTTGTATTACTCTTCCAGGGCTCAAATACATATTTTGGTGTTTCAAAACCCACGGGTAAAAAAAACTCAAAGGGTAAAGCAGAATTCAAACATTGGCTTGAACCTTCTCCAATGACGATAGAGCATTGGAGACAACATTTAAAAGGAGAAGCTTACTTTGGATCAGTTCCCATTCGAGATGATAATACATGTGGTTGGGGTGTCATCGATGTTGATCGTTATAATATACGGCATCAAGACCTTATATCCATTATACGTAAAAGAGGATACCCACTCGTCCCATTCAGATCAAAATCCAACGGACTCCATTTAATTTTATTTATTGATGGTGTTGTTCAAGCATCCTCAATGAGAAAAAAATTAATTGAGATTGCGTCAGACCTTGGCATAAATGATACCACAACGGATATCTTCCCAGCACAAGATGAAGTAGACCTTACACCTGAAAAATGGGATGATAAGAGAAAAGGTAACTTCGTAAATCTGCCATATCAAAAAGCACACATGACAACTAGGGTTGCCATGGACGATGATTGCACAGCTATAAAAATTGAAAACTTATTTAAGTTTGTAAAAAAATACAGATTAACACCAACAGAATTTAAAAAAATAAAAATCTTTCAAGATGATGAGACTAAGGATTACCCACCTTGTGTTGTTAATTTTATGAAAAATAAAGTTCAAAAAGGTGAGGGTCGTAATGATGCCATGTTTAATGTTGCAGTGTTAGCAAAAAAAATTAATCCAGATCCTGTCATGTATGAAGATTGGACTCGTAACATGATGGCAAAGGTTTGTTCTGAGGTATTACACCCTAAAGAATTGCAAAATATATTTAAGGGAGTTGAAAACAAAGAGTATGCCTACAAATGTAAAACATCTATAGCTAGACAACATTGCGTATCATCCGAATGTATTAAAAGAAAATTAGGCATAGGTGCAAATGAAGCGTTACCTGAAGTGGGCAAACTTTTAAAAGTAAACTCATACCCTGAGCCATATTGGATTTTACCAATACAAGGTAAATCAATTAGATTGTCTACAAAACAACTTTACCAACAACAGCTTTTAGGAGAACAATTACTAAACTTTGATATTGTTTGGCGGCCACTGAAACCAACAAAAAGAGATCCAGACCCATACAGAGATTGGCTTGATGAGTTGATGCAAAATAAACAGGATATGGAGGGTTATGATGAACATGAAGAGAGAGAAGATGTATTTAATTCAAGAATGTCAAGATTTTTAGAGGATGTAGAAGATACAACAGAATTTGATCAAATTGATTCTGGTAACATTTGGAAGGATCAAATTGAAATGAGATTTAAATTAGAGACCTTTAGATCTTTTATGAAGAAGATGGGTTATAATTGGAATGAAAAAGAATGTACAAGATTTTTAGAAACAGGAGGCGCACAACCTAAAAAGAAATTTCAAAACATAAGCAGTAGACATTGGGTCGTAAGTCTGCCAAAACAAACAGAGCATAAAAATAAAGATGTCAAATTCACTAAACCAAAAGCTTCGTGGGAAGACAATTAAAATATTTGGTCCTCCAGGCACAGGCAAAACAGAAAATTTATTAAAACGTGTAAAGCGTTATCTTGAAAAAGGTTATTCACCAGATGAGATTTGTTATGTTTCATTTACAAATAAAGCTGTAAATGAATGTATAAGCAGAGTGAGAAATAAATTTAAAAATTATGATGAGGACGCTTTTAAATATTTTAGAACCTTACATAGTTTAGCAAGACAACAATTTGCAGAGATACCTGTGTTAGATCCAAAAGCAGATCTTTTAATGTTTCATACTCAATATGGCACAATAAAAATAGGTTACAAGGATACGTGGGACGATCAAAAAGTTTATAACAATTGGTCCTTACAAATTTACGATAGAGCTAGAAATATGAAAGTTGATCCTGTTGCTTTGTATAAACAACAATCAAGAAAGAATGTGAGACTTCAACAGTTCAAATCTATTATTGCAGGTTACGAGGAATTTAAAAGCATGGAAACGCCTACAGGCCAACGGACACCGGATAGATTGGACTTTACTGATATGGTCGAGAGATATATCACAGATGGTTTAGTCATACCTTTTAAAGTTTTGATGGTCGATGAAGCACAAGATCTAACACCTTTACAATGGGATATGATTGTAAAAATAGCTAAGTCAGTTGATAGAGTTTACATAGCAGGAGATGACGACCAAGCTATTTATGAATGGAATGGTGCAGACGTAAATTTGTTTCAAACATTTCCAGGCAGATCTTTAGTCTTAAAAAAATCTGTAAGATTAAATAAGAACATACATTATTTTTCTAAATGTTTATTACACGGAATGGGTAATTATAGAGTTCCTAAAGAATTTTATTCTAATGGTAAAAATGGTGATATTTATAGATGGACTACCTTAAAAAAGGTGCCATGGAATTTAGATGGTAGTTGGATGGTTCTTGCTAGAATTAACGATGTAAAAAGAGAGCTGCAGCAGGAGGCACGTAACTTGTCTCTGTACTATCAAGATGTAAAGGGCAATAAATCTTTTGATCCAAATCAATTTTTAGCAATAGAATACTGGAATAAAATTTGTGAGGGTGGTTCTATAAGTAGAGAGGAAGCTTGTGTGATGTATGAATATTTATTAAACATAGACCACGGCTACCGGTCAGCGGACAGTAAAAAATGGAGCTTCGCACATCCTAATCAAGTGTTTACATTTGATGAATTACATCTAAGGTGTGGCATGCGAGATGAAAAAGCTTCGTGGAATCAAGTATTTATGAGAAAATTTAAAGATAAAGATAAAAAATATTTTGATAAACTTATGAGAGAAGGTGTAGATCTCACAGCTCCGCCAAAAATAATTATAGATACAATTCATCAAGTTAAAGGTGGTGAAGCTGACAATGTCGTTTTGGCAAGCAAATGTAACTTCCCATCACATTTTGATAAAAAAAATTTACAAGAAAAGGTAAAAGAACTTCGGGTTTGGTATACAGGTGCCACCAGATCTAAACAAACATTACATTTATTAGGCACTTATCATCAATATAATTTTCCGTTAGGAAAATATTTTAAAACATACGAGGCAAACTATGACAAACAAAGACATGTTTGATGACGCATTCCCACAAGATAAACAAATTGGAGGATCTCATTATAAACATTTTACCATTCAACCATATGAATTTATTGCAAAAAATAATCTTTCATTTTTTCAAGGGAATATTGTGAAATACGTTTGCAGGTATTTATTCAAAAACGGAATAGAGGATTTAGAAAAAATTATACATTACTGTCAATTAGAAATAAAAAAAATAAAAGACACAAAAAAATGACATTGTTTTATGGTTTAGGTATGTTGCTTCTAGGTATAGTTGCAATTTTTATAGCAGCAGTTATAACTTACTTCATAATAAATAGATGACACATCAATTAAATTTTATTTACAATGACTCCGATTGGGTATGTCCAAGCGAATATCCTGATTTGTCTAAAGCAAAAGAAATAGCAATAGATTTAGAAACTAAAGATCCAAACATAAAAACAAAAGGTGCAGGTTGGGCAACTTTTGATGGCCACATTGTAGGTTTCGCTGTGGCTGCTTATGATCAACAATGGTATTTTCCTATTCATCATGACGCTGGTGGTAATATGGATGAGGGTATTACGATTGGGTGGATGCAAGAAGTTTTAAAAACACCAGCTACAAAAATATTTCATAATGCTAGTTATGATGTTGGTTGGCTCAAAGTAAATGGTTTTGAAATAAACGGACCAATTGTAGACACGATGATCGCAGCTGCACTTGTTAATGAAAATAGGTTTAGTTTTAGTTTAAATTCATGTGCAAAAGACTATTTAGGTGAAATTAAAAATGAGACGTTTCTGAACGAAAAAGCTAAAGAATGGGGAATTGACCCTAAAGCTGATCTTTGGAG